GCCATATTGAGAAGAAGGCAACATACCCATAAAATAGTCCTTCGGGTAATTAGCATAGCGCATCTTAAGCATATCAGCATATAACGTAACAAAACTAGTACCTTGCCAATAATCCACATTATAAGCATAAGCTAAATGCTTCTCCCATTGGGAGTTACTGAAGAAATCGAAATAGATCTTCTGATAAGCAAGGATAGGAAGCATATTAACCGTCTGACTTTTATCATATACAAGAGGATTATCCGAATCACCGACATTGTCAAGGCCTAAATAATCCTTAGTAATCGCAGCCTTACCTGTATTAGAACTACCAATCATAGAGCCATAACCAAGTAGATCCAATAACTTACAAGCGCCATAGACATAAGGAAGACCAGCATCATCACGAGTATTAGGCTGATCTCCAGCATTCGCAGTTTGCAACAGAGTACTAAACTGAGACATAGGAGTATAAGGAACAGAACTTAACGCAGCAGTATTCTTATCACCACTAGCAGCACTCGTCATATAATCCGTCATCTGGGTAAATGCCTGTGGAAGCGCACGAGAAATCAGGCGTAACGGAACAGCGTAGAAGTCATAATACTCCTTAATACGGGTATAAGCAGCCGTATTAACAGGAACGGTACGGGTAAACCAATCCGAGGAAATACGATATTTATTTCCAGGGATAGCAATTTGCCAATAGCATGGCAAGATTTCACCAACCTTAGCGGTGAACAGTTTCTTCGAACTTAAGTCGAAGGAAGATCGATGCGTAGAAATCCTCGCTCGATCAAGAGGATTAAAATCACTCATAATTAATAAAATTAAAGTTATAGAATTATAGAATTAAACCGCATGGCTAAACCATACGGTTAAAAATATCATTAGCATCATTAAGCTTCTTGTGCTTAATCATATCACGACAGTATGTCGCACTACGGTACCGGAGTTGCTCAAGAAGTTGAACCGTTTCAAATGTAATATCCGACAAGACATCACGCTCCTGCCCGTTCGCAGGCAACGCAAACATACAATCCGATATGTCCGGGTTAGCGGAACGTACGTTGAACGCATCTCGTAGACTTTCATAATTTTTTTTCTTCTCATACTCTATGCCCGTCGCAATAATAAACATAATACGACCGGAATAAGCACTAAGATCAGAGCCGAACTCAGGCAAATGCCAATTCCGGAAGAATTTATAGACATGTAAGAATAGCCTATACAACTTATTAATATAAGATTCAATATCGACATCACTAGAACAGTTAACAAACCTAGTAAGACACCGAGTAGAATGTAATATAATCTTGTCATCATCAGTAAGAATAGGATTACATTTAAGATATTGATAATAAGCACGAACAAGACTTAAGACCGAGTCCTGTCTGTAATCGACGAATCCGAATTTCGCAATTCTTGCTGACGTTCGGTGAACAGCGCAAAGAATTCTAACAATCGCAATACTATCGTCATTGCGAGCAGACGAGAATCGGGGGAGTAAGGTACGGATATACGACATGGGTGGAGTTGACCGAACACAGACACCGCCGAAGTTGTAGCTTCTTCCGTTAACGACAGAATCGATTTTTTTCTTAATTTGCGCATAAGGGTCATCACTCTCCACGAAATCGCAACCTTTTTCAAAGAATCCAACAGACGCTCTCGACCTGGGTCTAAATGAGCGGCATGAGCGATATAATAAGGGAGCAGCACTAAGGCTATTAACGTAACTCGACACGTACGACGCAGCTCCACCAGCGGAACGTTGGAAATCTGAACGACCGAACGTCCAACTCTTATCGTGACATTGTCGTAGAACCTCTGCGACTTCGTTCGAGTTCGTGAATAGTAACAAATGGAAATGCGGACGGAAATGAACTGGACCATATTCGCCCACAGCGTAGAAATGTAGCGATCCATAGAAGCCTAATTTATTAAATAAATATTTACGTAAACGTTTTATGTAATTCTGAACATCAACATAGTTCAGGAAGGGAATAAGATTATCACAACCGTATTGTGAAGAAACGGGATAGTCCGTCTTATCAACGGCTTGCGACTTACTGATAAAACTACGAATAGCATCCATACTAAGGAACCAATTGTCCTTAACAGGAACATACTCCTTAATTCTACGGTCATACGGAACAGTACCCTGTACCTGTTCGAAAAATATATGACGCAATGCGGAGCTATCATCACATTGATAGTCGGAAACAGGGATATAATCATGGTATTCATTACCAAAATGAATATCTCCTGAAATGCCTACAGCATCCTCGTATTCACTATGGAGAACCTTACAACTCATAAGAGGAATATGCTCATTATCATACGTAAGTGTAACAAAGTAAGAAAACTTGAAAGCACTTCCAGCGGTCTTCACTCGCATAGACGCCTTCTGGGCCTTCTTATGGATACAATAATCGCATTGACCGCAATCTACAGCAATGCGTGCACCGGTGTACTTGTTCGTAATAAATGAACGATGCTGACAATGGTCAGCTGCCTTAAGCAAATCAGGAGAAAATTTCATATAACCAAGAGCCTGAAACGGCAATAAATATAAATATAAATAATAAAATCAATCAAACACCGATAGCGCTAAGAATATAGCCTAAAGCAGCAGAAATAGCGCCAATAACAATCTTCCAAATATTACTGCTCTTCATCTTCCCGAGTTTTAAGTTCAACAAAATTATCTTCCTCTCTAATCGAATCCACAATAACGATAAGACCCAATCGAGAAACTCGCTCAGAATAATGTCCAAGACCTTCGAGAGAATTAACAACATAAGGCGGAATAACATCACGACCGGTAGTTTTTTCCTTAACTGAAATAATAAATTTTTGCATAATTGTAAAATGTTTAAAATGTTAATAATAATTGTAACTTCTACAGCGGACAAAAGTATGATCTTTTTTTGAAATTACCAAATATTTTTTTAAATATTGTGGGGGAAGGGACATTTATGATGGAGTGTGAGTTGTGCGTTTATAGACAAGAGGAAGGAGAAACCGAGATGATAACTCGGGTTTTGCTTCGCACACAACTAGGGGCTTCGCTTAAATAACAATAACAAAGTGGGTGTATACAAGGTGTATAGACACGGCAGATCAGATAGAATCTGCCTTTGCGCACCTTCGTGCTAAAATACCGGAGCGGAACGCTCCTATAAGGAAGTCGCTCCGCTCCATATTTCGATCAGGCCCTATGCGGGCAGCAGGTGTATATCACTCAAGCGCCGTGATGGGCTTCTAGTCCTGAAGAATGTATAAATTTACCTACCAAAACCTTTTACGGGCGATGGCTTATCAGGAAAGGACCGTTTCAGAGTGCCAACAGTATTACCTGTACCGGTAAACATACGCGTGCCATAATCAAGAGTATTACGTAACTCATAAGATTTAACATCTTTCTGTTTTTCCTTAGCGGACCATTTATAATAGTCTCGTAGAGCCTTGTCCTTAGAATATTCAATATTCTTGAGAACATTTACATTCTTAGAATCCCATAATGAAGATAAACCACGAGAACGATTAGATTGAATATTGGCATAAATCAGAGAATCAGCAGTTTGGGAGGCAATCTTATTATTAATACGAATGCCATTGGTTTCAGCAGCAGCCTTAACAGCTTGAGCCATCTGGTTTTTATATTGGGCTTCAGATAAAGCACCTTGAGCATACAAATTAGCAAGGGTCTGGCCTTTAATAAACAGATCAGCCTGCTGCTGCTCATCAAGATACTTATTAAGCACCTGTTGAGCTTCAGAATCAAGAAGAATCTGCGCTTCCTGAGCAGAAGTAAGACGGCCGGCAAACTCCATATTCTTAAGCTCCTGATATTCCTTGGACTGATCCAATAGAGCAGATCGGCGGCCAGTAGACGCATTCCAATAACCTGACTGACCAACACCAATATTACGATAATCAGTAGCACCAAGAATCTGTTGCATCTTATACGGAGTAAGAGCAGCATTACTCTCAGCATTAATCATAGCAGCACGAGCCTGAGCCATAGAAGCAAGAGCAGAGCCGACATCGGAAAAATCAGGGCGAAACGCCTGTAAACTAGGCATACCAGCAGCAGAAGCGACAGCGCCTCCTGAAGCGGGAGACTTAGAGCCAGCCAATGCGGCAGAGCCTTGGACAAACGGATTTAAACCACGAGAAATCATAGCATTGGGGGAATTATAGGCATTATTCATTCCCCACATTTTTTCTTGCCAATTACGCTGGATCTGAGCCTGCTCGGCGTTAAACGCATTATTCTCACGATTAATATCAATACTAGTCTGATTAGTCTTGTTCTGAGAAGCAGATCCGATCACATTACCAGCAAGAGAAGCGCCAGCAGCAATAATACCACCAAGAACAAGCGGAGCAATACACTTTTCAGAGAGTCCCATTAAGGGACTTTCTCCAATATCATAGAACCTCATTGAGCGGGAGCGTCAGGGGCGGACGACGGATCGGGCGCTGACTGTTGCTCTGCCAACATCGCTTCGGCATAAGCCGTTAGCTCAGACTTCTCACTAGCCAGCTGTTGAAGTACAGCCTGTCTCTCAGACATTGTCTGACAATGACGAGAAATTACGCAAGCGAATCGCTCTTCATCGGTCATACTATCCATAATAGTAGATTGAGTAGGATGCATCTGAGATAGGATATCCTGAACATTCATATCACCAAGCAGACGACGATATTTTTCCTGATTCAACAGGATTTGGGTCATATCGCACTGAATCAAATCACCATCAGGAGTTTCATCATACATCACCTGATCATATACAGACGCCTGATAACACGGATGATCTTCAACTAATTCAGGAACATAATCATCTTTAATAAAATCGGGATTTTTATAAGCAAATTTTCTCATATCAAACAAATTAATAAGGTAAACCATTACGGTCCAAGTTTTGAACGGCATATACTTGGAAATTAACATTACACAATAACTGATCAAACGCAACAGAACAATTCGCAACATCAACCTGGGGAACAAAAATAGGGTTCAATTGCTGAGGACGAACCTTCATAGACTGATAAGACCAAGCACCAGCAGAAGTAAGAACCTGCCAACCATCAAGAGGAGCAGCCCAAGACTGATAAGCAGCACCAGCACGGAATCCGGCATGGACGGTATCAATGTTAGATTTCCATTGCCAATAGCGAAGGTTATAACCAAGAGAACCGGAAACTTTACGTCCGGGGTTATTCTGAAGATTAAGGGCAGGAACAGCCTGCATACCAAGCTGATCGAACGCAGGCTGAGGAAAGTCGGAAACAGCAGTCGTAGTTAACTGAGGGTTCTGGCCTGTAAGGTTCCAATCCAATAGAGGAACAGCATGATAAACACACATAATAACCTGATGCTCCGCACCACAATCAAAAGTAATATCATGTCCTGACTGACTAGAGACACCCTTACCAGCAATAGAAGCCTGAGAAGTATCAGTATCGAGATTAGTATTAACTACCTCATTGATATTGATTACATTAGACCAACCTCCAATATAATGAGCATGATTACCCATATATTCGGGGGCCTTAATACCGAATTGGGCAGCCATCTGATCTGAATAATCCTTGCTGGAGAATTGCACTACTTCTTTCCAGCGCTGGAGATACTCTGTAGCACGAAGCGATAGGGCGGAGAGATCGGAATTTAAATACGCATATTTAGCAGAACCGACAGAATTAGAGGGAGAAGCAACCACAGAAGTGCCACCATTAGGATTCGTAATCATAGCATACGAGCCTAAACGAAAATCAGTACCAAGAGCAACAGAAGTGGATTCATGAGAAGAATTAAGAGCAGGTAAAACAGCTACCGAGCCATATTGAGAAGAAGGCAACATACCCATAAAATAGTCCTTCGGGTAATTAGCATAGCGCATCTTAAGCATATCAGCATATAACGTAACAAAACTAGT